GACATGCCTGAATCAAAATTAATTACGCCTGCCTTTTTGTTTATATTAAACGTAGGGTTGAAATTAGCCGTTTCTGTATTCAATCCAAAACGCTTGCCTATCCCATAATCAAAATACCAAATACCGTCATAAAACCAACCTTCTTGCCCATTAAATTGATTGCCTTGATTTAGATAAATACTCTTCTTGGTTTTCATCAATCTATCAAAGTCAATGTTTGAAAATTCAGGCTGCAATATATTGCCATCTTGGTCAAACAAAATCTGACCTTTATTGTCTTGTAAATATGCAGTAGACGATAATACTTGTATGTTTTCAGTCAATGGTCTAAGTACACCATTTTTGTACATTGATATCCTAACCCAATTTACAAAGTCAGAAGGTAGTACAAATCTAAGCGAATCAACAACACTAAGCTCCAACACCTTTATCTCTTTAAACGCATCGTAGTTTAATTCTTGTATTGCACGTTTAGCATGGAATATTATTTTGTACTTCTCCTCATTGTTTACCAATGAATGATTTCCTGTGTGCATCAATACAAAATTGTTTACAATATCTTGCAAACTTATATATTGATACGATCCCCAATTGGAATCTAAAGGATTAACTCCTGCATTTTCGTAATACTTATATTGAGATATATATGCCATAGTTTATTATTGTTGCTGACTAAATGTAGGTTGTTCGTGTTGTTCTTGAGCCATTGCAAATTGAGTAACTTCATTCTCACGTATAGATACACCACAATACTGAAGAATCTTCATTGCTAATTTAAACTCATCTTCTTGTGGTAACTCAAAATCTTGGTAATCAGGTTGTGATTGGTCAAATACAGGTTCTCCTCCACCCAATGTTACATAAGTCCATTTAGGTGCTTTTGGATACCTAAAGTAATTACATTGTAATTGCCCCAACTTACCAATAACAAAAGTACTTGATATAGGATATATCTGCATAAGTGTTGAGTCTTGCGTATAGGCAGGAAACATTGAGCTTGGAGCCGTCAAATTAGAAAGGTTAAGACCAATTATTTTACCTGCACTAACCTTCTCAGACTCAACATAATTTTGTCCTGATACTATATAATAAGGAGTAGTTGAATTTGGAAAAATGTTAGCACTTAACAAAAGCTCATCATTAGCAAGAATAGTATAAACTGTAGCTGTTCTATTTGTAACTGAATTTACAACAATATCACCGGGATTAATTAACCCAATAAAATTAGCTGAACTATCGATAAGTCTATCTGTTTGAACAAAAGTATTTACACTTGCATTAACTAGAACAGTTGGATAAAGCACCACTCTATTTATCATATAAGCCTCATTGCCTGTAGTAGTAAGAGATGGTATATAGAATCTGTTTCTAGTTATATCAGTATTATCGTAATCAAATGGTTTTAAAAAATCATTCACCAAGAAATACTCTATTGTTTCACTTATAGCTTTTTGTATATCAGAGTAGTCACTACCTGACATACGACTATTCTCTAAATTTGTAGTCTTATTTGCATTACTAAAATACTCTTCGAATGCTTCTAACTGCGCTTGCTTTGCATACAAATTAAAGTCAGATGGAGAGATGTATCCAAAGTTATTTTTGTTCAATACAGACAATACAGTATTTCTAACCGAGTTTATCATCTATTTATTTTTTACAAATATACGCAAAAAAAAGAGGTGTAGAAACACCTCTTGTAATCATTAAACTAAACTAAACAGACTATATGGAACAAGCTTCTAACATTTTTAGCGAATCAAGTCCTTCGTCGCTTTTCAAGTAAGAACCTGTTGCTTCGTAAGGATCATCGCCAAATGGTATTGACATCATTTTTTTCTTATTTGTGGCTGTATTAAACCAAACCTCTTTGTCATTATTACGCAAAGCTAATAATTTATTTTCAAAAAACTGCCTAATTTTTGCTTGGTAATTTAACTCAGGGTCGTTAATTATATTTAAAAAATCTCTAGGTTCTTTTCTAGCAAAAATTAAAATATCTCTTCTCAATTCTGCAGTAGATATTAACGAAGGGTCTTTACCAAATAATACTCTTGTAAGCATTTCAACTTGGTCTATTGATAATTGACGAGCTTCGATTAAAGCATCTACTTCTATGTTCATATCAGCAACTTCATCAGAAGCTTCTTTTTCTTTATCTACCTCTGTAAATGTAACGCCATTTAAAGGATGGTAATGCAAGAACTCTTGTAATACAGGATTATTTTTTGGAACACTCAAAAATCCATCTTCAAAAACAATTGGTTCAAGAATAGCATTGCCATCTTGCTCGTCTTCAAATGGTGATTTTTGATTTATTGAATATCGTAATGCACGATTAATATTATTTTTCTCATCATACCACATCAGAGGGAAACGATGGTGGTTTCTTGATGGTAATGTGTAGGATAATGGACTTCCTATTTTTAATTTGTAAACTTTGTTTACAGGGATTGTACCTTTTGTCATTTTATATAATTTGATTTGATTTTAAAATAAAAATAGGGAGTGCATTGCGCACCCCCTAATTTGATACTATATACTATCCATAACGGAATAATACAAAGTTGTTTGCACCTAAAGTACATACGCAACGCTCAGAAAGGAAGTTTACCTCCATTGCATCCAAGTCGCTTGTTTGAGCACCTCCGGCAGAACCTGTAATCCAAGTTTTGTATCTGCGGTCTTCAGCTTCAGAAGCACGGTATCTAACGTGTAAGAATGGTCTCTTAGCGTTTTTACCCATGATTTGATCGTAAACTGATGTAGAACCTGCAGGTACTAACAAACCTGTGATTGTACCTGTTGCAGTAGCAGCAGTAGCACTAAGACCACCACGCATTGTTGGGTCATTCAAGTATTTCCAATCAGACTTGTAGAAATCGTAACCTCTACGGAATCCTGTAAAACCTAAGTTTAACGCCATTGCAACATCATTGTCAAACAAACCGAATGAAGCACCTTGAGCAGGGGCAGTACCACCTGTTCCTGCAGTACCTAAACCATTCAATCCTGCTAACATGTTGTCAATATCAAAACTTAAACCACGATTTACAAATACTACGTTTTCTTCAATAGCACCTTGCTTATCTAAACGAGATACGATTGTGTCCCAATCAGTAAGTGTAGTTGGTGTACCACCGCCCCATACGTTACCACGATTGTTTACAACGTAGAAAATACCTTCAGAACCTGCAGAACCTGCAACACCTGCAGTTCCTAATACAGAAATTGCTCCTGAACCTACTTCAGCAGGAACAGCTTCAATCATTGCAGTTTCTAAATAATCTTCAAAACGTAAACGAGTCTCATGCTCTGATTTCAAATACCAAAGGTATCCTGTAGCACCATTCTCAGATGTTACTTCAACCCATCCAATTTGAGCCATGTCAGAACCATTTACAGCATACTTATCTTTAATGATAATAGGCTTGTTAGAGTAAATGTCATCATCAGCTTCTAAAGAACCAACCATTCCGTTTGTTCCTTTTTTAAACTCAGAACCGTAAATGAATACAGTACAAACTGTAGATACAGCAAATGTTTGACCACCACCTTCATAATAAGCTACAGCAAATGTTGTAGTACCAACAGTAGTAACAACAGCTTTGTTGAAAAGACCTGAAGAATTGTTTTGAATCATTACTGTTTGTCCAACACGAATTGCAACTTGAGTAACTCCTGTATCAGCTACTGTGATTGTTGCTGTATCAGAAGCAGCAGCTGCACCTGAAGTACAATTTGTGTATTTAATGTGTAAACGACCTTGTTCTGCCCATTTGATTTGGTCAGAGTTAGAAGGCATTTCAGCACCTACCATTCTTAAGAATGAAGATACCGTTCTATTACCATAACGCTCAAATTCTTTCTCATAAGTATCAGGAAGATACTGATTCAAGAAATCAAAGTTGGTAATGTAGTTTGTTTGTAACGCCACTTGCTGCGGTGCCGGTTGCAACGCAAAGGTGGGGTTAGTTAATAAAGCACTTGCCATTTTTTAAATTTTTAAAGTTTTTAAGATTTTTTTATACTACGGATTTTTAAACTCTTCCCAGAGTCGGGGTTAACCGCTTTCACTTGCATACCATCCGTGAATTTAGATGCTTCAGGTGCTCTACGCTCAGACATGTTAATGTTTTTAATCTTTCGCATACTGTCTTCAGTAGCATCAGATTGTCCCTGTTCGTAGAAAAACTTAGCAAACTTATCAGGATTCATTGCAATCGCTAACGACCTGTGATATCCAACCGAATCTTTCATTAAGCCACTCTCGTCCAAGAACTTACTTATAAAGCTTGACGGATTTAGTTGTACTTTTTTTAACTCAGATGCATCTGAAGGTGAAAATGAAAAAGACTTGTCATTAATTTTAAACTCAAAACCTTTGAATTCATTAGTGAAAAGCTCATTTGTTTTCTGTTCAAACCATCCACGTTTTCTTTCGTTTTCTTCCTGTACGGTCTTAGCTTGTGTTGTATATTGCTTGTAAGCTTCAAACTCTTCTTTTTCCTCATCAGAAAGAGATAACCCACTTGACTCAAGAGGTATCTTGTACTTTTCTTTTTGGTCATTAAAGAATTTTTTTGCCTCAGCAACAACTTTCTTTTTTGCTATTTTTATTTTTTTAATTGTGGATTCGTCATCAATGTCTTCATCATATCTGTAATCGTCCATCAATGTTTCAATGTCATCCTCATCAAGACCTTCTTGTGTAGAAGTCAAATAATCTTTTAATAAATCATCTGAATCCATAGAATCAAAGTCTTTCTTTAATTTAAGGAAATCCTCAAATCCTCTACCTGTTTCTTTCTTATACTTCATATAAGCCGAAACATCTTCAGGAAGTTCTTCTGCTTCTTTTCTTTCAGCCATTAACTCTTCAAAAGAATTAATTTGCTTGTTATATCGTTTACCAATAAATGAAAGAACTTTTTCTTCGCTCAACTCGTCTTCAACTTGTTCAGGTTCAACTTG